TGCAAGGCTTGAGCGCCTAAATCAATTCTTGCAAAAACAAGAAGAACTAGCCGAAACCCAGAATGATGTCATCAGTAATTATCAGCAAGAAACCAACCTGCTAGAAATGCAAGCCCAAAAGGGTGAGGCATTTGTGGAGAAATTCAAAGACATCAATAAGCTAATGATGGATGGCGGCTTGTCATTCAATGAGGCGTTCAGCCAAGTTGAAGAAAGGACGGCTGCGATGGCTAGCCTCAACAAAGAAGCAGACATGTTCCAGCAAGCCCTTGCCGGTGCTGGTGACATCATCGGCAATCAGCTACGTGGCGCGATTGATGGCTTGATTGATGGCACGGCTGATTGGAACAACATCCTGCGGGATACATTGGGCCAGCTTGGTAGTTTCTTCCTGAACTTTGGACTGAATCAACTTGCTGGTCCGTCTGGCAGTGGTGGCATCCTCAGCTTCCTTGGGTTTGGTCGCGCCAGCGGTGGTCCTGTTAGACCTGGAGGCACCTACATGGTCGGTGAGCGTGGACCGGAACTGCTCACAATGACCCCGAGCGGTGGTTACGTCACCAGTAACAGTGCCAGCCAAGCTGCAATGAATCGTTACAGCAGCGGCAACACTCGCGGTGGTTCGATTTCGGTAAACTACAACGTCACAGAAATCAACGGCATGAAGTTTGTCACTGAAGATCAGTTCCGCGCTGGTATTTCCCAAGCAGCAAAGCAGGGCGCAGAAGGCGGCTTCAACCGCACCATGACTAGCCTGAAGAACAGCAGGTCTATCCGTTCCCGCGTTGGAGTCTGATGTCAATTCAAGCCATCGCTACATTCATTGATACCCCGCTTGGAAGCTACCAAAACGGAAAGGTTGGTTCGTCCCTAGACGGATACCAGTACCTGTCTTTCATTTACCAAGGCGCGACCAAAAGCCGCAGCGGCGACAACCTACAAGCAACCTTGATTTTGGCGAATAACGTTCTATCGATGAATATCGCTAATCAACTAGTCAGTAGTTTTGCCACCGCGACAGTGGAGAATTGGTTGATGAACCCAAACACCTATGACCGCGATCGTCGTTTGACATCAGAGATTTGGGTTGTGTCTAGCCTTTCTTATGACCCCGAAACGATCGAGCTGGTTTTATCAAGCAGCCTTGATGCGATTGGAACGCAAGCGCCAACGCGGGTGCTTACTAGAAAGTTGGTTGGCGAACTGCCTACAACTGGATCGGTTCGTAACTTGTGATCCCGCATCAGCTCATAGGTAAACCCTACCGGCTCGGATCAAACTTTGAACAGCACGGCACGGGCGACTGCCTGAGCCTGGCGCGTACGGTTTTAGCTTATTACGGAATCACAACACCGAAGCCGCAGCGGCAATGGTACAAGCGTCTTCGTCAAGGCGATACCGCTGTTTTTCGTGAAGAGCTGGAACGATGGGGATTCCAAACTTCAGTAGTAGACTGTGGGGTAGTTGCCCTGTGCCAAGCCAATGCAGGGTATGGGCTCGCCACTTGGTATCTAAACGGATGGATTCATTACGCAGAGTCGGTGGTGAAGTGGAGCAAGTGCGACGCCCTGCAGGTCCACGCGCTTTACTGCCATCGGAAGTAGAGATGTGCGAAGTCCTCGGGATCACCGAGGACGATTATTGGATGTTCGTTGACCTCGCCCAGGCGCGCAACGGCGAACGACACGAAGGATATGAGTTGGTTCCAGATATTAGGTGCGATGCTACTGTCCTTGCTGTAGTCAGCCTGGTTATCGGCGTTGCATCTAGTGCCGTCAGCGTGCTGCTGACACCAAAACCACGCTCCTTCGGAGAGAGAGAAGCGCCGCCGCAGCTAAAAACAGCAGATGCTATTGGCGCAAAGCGTTTCGCCACTCAATCAGGATTCGATTCCGTCCAATCCGTAGCATCATTAGGCGAAATTATTCCACTTGTATTTGCGAATTACAACCCCGCAAGCAAAAAGGGTGGTGTTCGTGTGTCGTCTCGTTTGCTGTGGTCACGCATGACTAGCTGGGGCACAACTCAGCAGTTTGAAGGGATTTATTTATTTTCCAGTGGTCCGCTTGCGGCTCGTCCCGATTTTGCAGGCTTTGCTATTGGTGAATCTTTGCTGGCCACATATCCACAAAACAAATCTAGATTGTTGTTTGCACCCGATGGCGGCAGATTGCGGCCTGATGTTGTCACGAGTGGTAACGGTCAGTATCCAGAAACACAGGACACAGACACACGCGGGCCTTACCCGTTCAACGTTTTTCGTGCTGGTGATCCAGATCGGCAAAAACCTGACTTTTGTAGCACACGCACACCATCATCTCAGACGCAATTTGGGTTATATTCACCGATGCCAAACGGCATGGCATTTCAACTTCCCTACGAACTTGTGCTCATTCCAGATGGTACAGGCTGGCAAGTTAAAGATCGCGCTCGCACAAAACGCGACAAATTAGCACAAGTGTATCCAATTGGAGCGGCATTGACAAATGTTTACGGAAACTTTTCTCAAAAAGGCACCACCATGACGTATTCGATAGCAGGTGGGGTATCCAAAGATTACAACTGGGGCGACTGGGGCCAAGAAGACATACAACAAACGCAGTTGTCACGCCGCGTTGATACTGATGCCAATATGAGCATCGGGAGCGCATATCTCGTTGGCACGACTCCTGTTATTTGCACAGGAATAAGCACCCAAGATCCATATGTCGAAGATCTTAACAAATCCTACGAACTTGAGGTTTCAGAATCCAGGCCGTCCAACACGCTCGACGTTAAAAACATTCTGGACACATCCTTCGTTTACGATACATTTGCTATTCAACGCTTAGCCCTAGCAACTATTACCAATCGAAGATCTTGCAGCATTACTGAAATTGGAATACGCAGCAATGTCTGGAAAAAAATTAGTTTCGCCAACGTCAACACGCAACCCAGTGATAAAACAATTAGTGATTTTGAGGATCAGGGAGGTAATATCGGATTGGGTCAGGTCAACAAATACATCACGCGATACTCGTTTTTCTTGCTGGAAGGCCGTAAACGCGGAGACCAAGCGTGGACAAATTTGAATGGTCCAAACACGCTGTTTTGCATCCGAGGCAATACACCTCAAGATCAATACAACTATATCATCATCGAGCACCCTTATGGCCAGCACGAGTTTCGTCTATTTCCCGTGCCGGGAGTTGAAGTCTATAAGTTTTGGCTGCCTCGAACAAATCCTACGCCGGTGATCTATCAGTTACGGCCAGGCCAAAGGCAAGGGCCGATTTACACCAGCTTTGGCAGCCTTTATTTTTCCGGTGTACCCATATCGCTTGATGCGGCTAATTTTTACAACAAAGAATGGATTATTGGGCCTAACATTAACGATTTAGGGAAAAGCCTTAACCCTTATGATGCGCTTGCTGATTACATGAAATACGATAACGAAGAATCCAGCCACTCGTCTGGCCCGGAGCACGCCGTTGTCTATGTAAATGAAGTAATCTATAACGGTGACGCACCGATATTTAACGGTTTTGGGCCTCAATATGATTTACTTGCCATCGGAGGACTGAACCTATGGTCAGATAAGGAATGGACATCCTTATCCGAATTGTCCACATTTATTAAATACGGAATCAGGGTCAGCAAACCAGACGGTAGCAACGGTCCAACAAATCTTTTGCCGGACATCGTTTACGCTCTTTTGACAGATTCTTCGATCGGCGCCGGAAAGCTTATCGGCACTGAGCAAGTTGATGCTAGCTCTATGGCCGCTGCATCTCGCTACTGCCAAGCAAACGGCTTCACGTGGGACGGTGTTATCTCAAATCGCTTAAATTTACGCAGTTGGATTTTTGAAAATGCAGCCTACTGTTTGCTGGATTTCACGATCATAGGCGGGCGGTTTGCGCTAAAGCCTTCGCCAATCACCCGAAGCGATGGCTCCATAGATAGGCAAGGCAAGCCTCCGATTTCAGCGTTATTTACAGATGGCAATATCAGAAACCTCAAGGTTGTATTCCTTGAGCCTGAAGACCGCAAACCATTCAAGGCAGTGTGCCTATACCGGGAAGATACCGAAAACGGATTTCCTCAGATCAACTCGGTAACTGTAAAACTTTCCAATAACTATTCTTCGACGTATCCAGAAGAGGCCGGTGATCATTCAAATGATCCAGAGGAAACTTTTGACATGACAGATTTCTACACTGTACCTATTGCCGCAGAACCCACCCAAGCAATTGCATTCGCCATGAATGCTATCCGCACTCGAACTTTGGTAACGCATAGCGTCACATTTCAAACCACACCACAGATGGCAATGGGTTTGCAGCCTGGTGAATATTTTCGATTGGTTAGCGAAGCTACGCATACAAGTCGTTTCAACAATGGGGCGATAAGCGATGATGGCGTTGTTACCAGCACCTATGCTTTGCCGAACGGCTCCCAGTTGGTGTATTACTGGATCCCGGGCTCAACGGCTGTAAATGAAGGAACACTGAACGTATCTAATGGTATCGCTAGCAACCTTCGCGGAACCATCTACACATTGCGAAACACTTTTACCGAAGATCGCATTTACAAACTTGAATCTTTGAGCTATGCCGAGGATGGTTTGGTCGAGGTTGTAGGAAGCCACGTTCCACTAACTGGGTCCGGTGCGTTAGCGGTTATGGACGACAGCGGCTTTGACGTCGAATTTGCTTAAACTGAAAGGAGCATTGGTGCGATTGTGGCCGCTTCGTTCCCATCAGGGTTAAAACCAACAAGCCGCAGCTACCGGCCAGGAAAATTTCCGCAGGTTGCGTTTGAGGCGTTAAATGGTGCGACCACCATGATCCGCTACGGCCAAAAGCCGTACAACGCGGAACTGACGCTGACATTTGCAAACATCGATGACAACGATGCGGCCAGAATCGTAGATCATTACGAAGAACGCATGGCGAATTTTTCTAGCGTAACTTTTGCCAGCGCTACCGGATTGGCTGGATTGGGTTCTACGCTTTCATCTAAAGTAAGCGAGTCTGCATCAGGTCTGAGATGGCGCTACGCCGAGCCACCCCAAGTAGAAAGTGTTTATCCTGGCATCAGCACGGTGACATGTACCTTTACCGGCTACCTTGATGGTGTGTAGAATGTGATCAACGTACAGTGACGCATCATGGCGTTTTACAGCGGTCTCGACGGTCAGCTCTACCTAGACGGGAGCAAAGTCGGCAAGGTACAGAACTGGTCGCTCAATGCGTCGCAAGCAGTACTGGAAACCACCAGCCTTGAGGACACCGACCGAACTCTGATCAACGGCGTCCGTAGCATGAGCGGCAGCTGTCGTGTGTTTTATCACTCTGACGGCAATGCCAGCGAATTTATCAACAACATTATCAAATCCGGTGCGGCTAGCGCCGAAGACGGCGTTGCCACTCAGTCAACCACGGTGCTCTTCAAGTTGCACGTTGATTCAACCAAATACATCGAGGTTTATGCTTGGATCACTGGCGCCAGCATGAGTATGTCAGTTGGCGAGGTCTTCTCTGTTGACGTAACGTTTGAAGTCACCGGTCACGCCAAGGCCGAGACTGTCTGATGTCGGTCTATCTTGGATACACAGGTTCCGTTGAGTTAGACCGCGACTCAACGGACGCCCCACTGGAGACAGTGCTGGATCCCAGTGATGTCAACGTATCCCGCCGTCGGTTTTCAGTAGATTTCAACGTCTCAGCCCTAATCACCGGCGATAGGGTAGAAATCGCTACTGTTGACGGGTCTACGCTCCAGCTGGTTTCAGGCCACACCTATCCCGATGGATCGTGGTACATTCATATTGATGATGCTGGCGGAATCCGCCTTTACGATCAATTCCAGGCTTCACTTTCTGGGCAGCAAGGCGATGCACTAGAGCTAGTTGCACCCAGCACGGTGCAGAATATCACAATACAAACAAAAAATGACCGTTATCGCTTTATGGCGAAGATACGGGATTTTGAGCTAACCACTAGCCGCGACACCGTAGATCTTACATCTCTTGGCAATGAGTTTCGCAGCCAATACGAACAAGGATTGATTTCTGGTCAAGGAGTCCTTAACTGCCTGTGGGAAAGCAGCCCAGCGTTTATCGGCCCCGGCTACAGACCTAGCCAACCTGAGTTCCCGTCATACTTGGCGCGACTGGTCGTCCGAGTGCAACAAGGCGCTGATTTCAACGGGCGATTTTTTATTTATGCCGGAAGTACGGGCCAACCCGAAAGCGTCTGGTACGAAGCTAAGTGCATCGTTACCAATGTCTCCGTTTCTGTCTCAAGCGAAGGCGCGATCGAAACACGCATCGATTTCGTCACTTCCGACCAAATCGTTCTAAAGCAAGGGCGACCACCTGTGTATCTACTGCAAGAAAGCGGTGACTACCTGCTTCAAGAGGACGGAAGTCCCCTGCTCCAAGAAGATTAGAATACACCTATACGCTCTGCGGACCTAAGGAGGCAAAGCCTTGCCAGATCTTGAGATTTCTAATTTGCCCGCTTTAGCGGGGGCATCGCTGCAAGCCACGGATCCGGTTGCTGTTGCTGATCTGTCGGCGGCTGAAACCAAAAAGATCACAGTCAAGGATCTGCTGGAGAGCGGCTTCGACCTGGTTGATGACGCCACTATCCCGGCAGCAAAGATTTCTGGCAGCACCGTCGGCACCGGGGCGGTCGATACAGCTCAACTAGCTAATCTGGCTGTAACGACAGCAAAGATCGACACAGGCGCAGTTAGTTTTGCCAAAATCCAAGACATCAACACCAATGTTCTGCTGGGACGATCCACAGCAGGAACAGGCGATGTTGAGGAGATCACTTGCACATCAGCCGGTCGAGCGCTTTTAGATGACGCAGACGCTGCCTCCCAACGCACAACCCTTGGTCTTGGCTCGCTTGCAACCCAAAGTGGCACATTTAGCGGCACCAGCAGCGGCACCAACACTGGCGACCAGACGATCACCCTTACTGGTGACGTTACTGGCAGCGGCACTGGCACGTTTGCGACGGCGATTTCAGCGGGTGTTGTCGATACAGCCGAGCTTGCCAATGACGCTGTTACCTACGCAAAGATCCAAGACACTAGCGATACCAACATCATCCTTGGTCGCGCCTCCATTGGCGCTGGCTCTGTTGAAGAAATCACTTGCACATCAGCCGGTCGAGCATTACTGGATGATGCAACAGCTGCCGCCCAACGCACCACACTTGGTCTTGGCGATCTCGCTGTTGCCACTGGTACGTGGGCCAATGGATCCAGCTTCAGCGGCATCAGCAGCGGAACCAATACTGGTGACCAAACCATCACACTTACAGGTGATGTCACGGGTAGCGGCACTGGTGCGTTTACGACCACCATCGCTAACAATGCAATCGACACTGCAAATGTAAACAACGCTGCAATTACTTACGCAAAAATTCAAAACGTTTCCAGCGGCGACATTTTACTGGGGCGGATTAGCGGTGCAGGCAGCATTCAGGAAATCACTTGCACATCAGCCGGTCGAGCATTACTGGATGATGCAACAGCTGCCGATCAACGCACCACACTTGGACTAGGCACTCTTGCGCTTGCTAACGGCACTTGGGCCAATGGATCCAGCTTCAGCGGCACGAGTTCTGGTACTAATACTGGCGACCAAACTATCACGCTGACGGGTGACGTCACTGGTAGCGGTACTGGTACATTTGCTGTCACGATCAGCGCTGGAGCGGTAGATACAACTCAAATCGCTGATCTGGCCGTTACCTATGGAAAGACAAACTTTGCCGATGGGTCGATCCCAGGCACAAAACTGCAAACCAACAGCGTTACCGCAACTCAGCTAGCGGAAAATTCAGTTGGCGCAAGCGAATTGGCCGACAACTCAGTTGACACAAATGCGCTGATTGACGGCAATGTCACTGACATCAAACTGGCTAATGGAATTGATGGCGCAAAGCTCAGCAATGATACGGTCACTGCAGCAAAGATCCCATCGGACTCATTGGATCGTGGTTTAGATAAAACCACCAACAGCATTGGCCACACCAATGCAATCACAGCGGGAACACGCAGCGGCATTAGCTTTGACGCTCAAGGGCACATCACCAGTACTGCAGCATTGGTTGCTAGTGATATGCCGCTAGCCACAACAACTGATGTTGGCGCAGTAAGCGTTGCCGCGGACTCTGGCTTGACTGTCAGCGGAACAGGCGCCATCAGCATCGCAAATACGCTGGCAGGCGGCACAACTTCTGGAATTACATTTGATGACAACGGTTTAATTACCGCTGCAACTGCACTGGTTCCAAGCGATTTACCTGGAGCTACTGCATCACAAATTGGAGCCGTAAGTGTCCCTTCAGGAGGCGGATTGGAAGTTGATGGCGATGGCGCAATTTCCATCTCAAACAGTGGCGTTTCGGCTGGTACTTATCCGAAGGTCACGGTCAACGCTAAAGGTGTTGTTACGGCAGGGGAAAGCCTTATCGCCGCAGACATCCCTGCATTCGATGCGTCGAAGATTACTTCTGGAACTATTGACATCGCACGGATTGCGGCGAATTCAATTACCGGCGGAAAGCTGGCTGATTCCTCCACCGTTAC